TGCTCCATATGAGCCGCAGAGCCCTTGTTGAAGCCAACTGTGTCGGTATAAGCAGCCATTATCCGTTCTCCTTTATGGCTATGCCGATTAGGCGATGGTGATGATGCCGACGGTCAGAGCTTCAGGCTTCACAACCTTATAGCCATAGACCTGGAGGCCACGAATGATGTCGCCGAAGGTGCTCTCGGCCCGCAGGGTTTCCATATTGGTCATCTGCGAAGCGAAGGTGAGACCCTTCTTATGGCCAGCAAGAATGCTGAACTCACCGGAAGGCCCGGTAGCCGACAGCGGGAGATTGTGGCTCACATAGAGAGTGAACCGATCAATCATACCCAGGCGCCCATTCCGCAACGGCGAACTGCCGTCACCAGTGATCGACGCATCCTTGAGGTCGGACTGTTTGATCAGCCCGCCCATCTTCGCCGGGATAATCATCCAGCGATCCGATTCGGGGCAGTTAGCCTCGTCCAGGACCGTACCGTGATTGATGATCTCAGCAAGGACGTTGGAGGTCGTCAAAGCATTGGGTGTGCCCGTTACCCCAAGATCGATAGCCACCGAGACTGCGCCGGCCGTTAGGCCTTTGTTCGCCGCGGGGATATCGGTGAGGTAGTTGGCCAGAACGTCGGTATCGACCGTGATCTTCATCTGCTCGGAAGCATCTTTGGACCACGCGTCCATCATAGCGATGTCCGACTGCACTTGGTCGACGTCATCCTCGACAGCGGCAAAGTACTTACCCTTGTCGATGAGCAGCTGCAGCTTCGGTTTATCCGGATTTTCGACAGTGAGCGTCTGCCCCTTGACGTAATCCCGAATCGTGATATCGGGGGTGGTCCGGATATTGACCGTGTCGCCATGCTGCTTGATTTCGCCCTCGTAGTCCGTATTGGCGATAGCAGCCAAGACGGTGGCATCGTAGAAGTTCTCGATCAGCTTTCCAGCCCAGAGCTCTGGGATGAAATTGCCAGTATAGGACGGATGTCCCGGGGATGTCGCGAAAGCCATGATATGACTCCTTATTTACTCACGCTTGCACAATACGACCTTCCCGCTGCGCTGCGAAAATGTCGCGCTCAATAGTGTCGCGCTCCTGTTCCCGTCCTGCAAATTTACCCAGCTGAACATCCTTGAAAAAAGCAGTGATGTCCTGAGGGGTATAGGTAGTTGGCTCGCCGCCGGCAGGGTCGGAAACCCCACGACTGCGGCCAGGGGCCACCTGTTTCTCGAGTTCGGTCTCAGCAGCACTCCGAGTAGGTTCGGACACATGGGCACCAGTAAGCTTCTGCCAAGAAGTGAAAAACCCAGCCACTCGAGGGGCATCCAGACGCTGCTGTGCATCGTCCAAATATGCCTGCCGCGTGACTCCGGAAAGCGGATCAACTTCTAACAACCAGGTCTGGAAGTCAGGCTCGCCGTTAATCGCTTGCCAATTAGGTACGTCCTTCGCCAACGAAGCCCAGAAAACCTGTTCGGATGTCTGGGTCTGCTGTCCAGCGATCTGCTCGATACGCGGCACAACAGAATTTTGAAGCTGCGCGATCGTAGCCTCGAGCTGGTCGATTTTGCCTTGGTAGGCACCGGCCACTTCTTGGCTAACCTTACGCATAACGCTGATCGAATCTCCGTACTCCTCCATCTCCTCCTCCGTAAGAGTCGACTTTGGCGCTTCAGGAGCAGGCTCCGCCGCTGGGGCGCCCTGCATGGTAGCAATAAGTTGCTCCATATCGGCCATCCGAGCAGTCAGTTCCTGGTTCTGCGCGGTTAAGCGCGGAACATCAGCGTTGTACATACCCTGCAAGGACCGGTATTTCTGTTCCCAGCCCTCAGGTTCTTCTTGGCCGTCAGTGTCCTGTCCAGTGGACTCCGACGATTCAGCATTCTCGTCAGCACTGTCGGCACCCTCAGCTGGTTGCGGGTTCTCGACCTGCGGGCTGGCTTCGCTGTCCTCAGACGGCGTAGCATCCGCTTCGAGATCCTTATACAACTGCTGAACTGCCTCAGTCTGCTTACGAACTTGCTCTGGCACTGCCATTTTACGCTCCTATCGGTATGCGTGACTAAATATACGGCTATCCGCGCGGCGGTGCCGCAAGAGTAGGGGCATCATTCAGAAGCTTCGCGAGCTCCTGCAACACCTGGCAGCGCCCCTGGGCAACTGCCGGGCTGGTCGTCGCTTGTGGGAGGCGCTCAAGCTCCACAGTGCGCCATTCATCCACGAATTCCTTCACCGCAGGCATAGTCTGCGTAATATACGCAAAACCTCGGACAGCAGCTTCATCAGGCTGGATCATACTGCGCGTCCTGTGTTTTGGTTAGCAACAAGGTTCTGCCCGCCAGCCGGGGCGCCATCAGGTCCGAGGACAGCGGGTCCAGGTCCTGTCCGGCCACCGTCGGGTGGGGCGATAGCGGCTTGGGCTTCTCCCTGGAGGGCGCGCTGGTTAAACGCGCCACGCTCCCGAGACGGGACAACTTCGTCCGTAGGCATCTGGAGGCCCTTAGCGACTTCCCGAAGAATAGCCGCGCGGCCATCCTTCCCAATAATCTCCATATCGAACTCGTTTGCAGTAGCCTGCAAGAACTCGACACGGCGCGTATTGACCGTGTCTTTAACGGCCAAGTTGATCGCCCCGCGTGGGATGATCTGGGCGTCGCCCTTAATACTTTCGTCTGGGTCATACCGCATGTTGTACACAAACTGTCGATGCACAACAAGTTTTAAAATATCCGAGTCAATATGCATAACCACCTGCCGGATGCTCTTGCCAGCCGACCCCATGAGCATGCTCAGCCCAGAAGCAGTCCGGCCAGCGCCCTGGACATTCAGATCGCCGTAAATATAGGACGGCACACCAGAGTGATCATCGGCAAGTTTACTAAACCGCTCGTATACTTCCATGAGTGCACCCGAGTTATCGTTAGGCTGCGTAAACCGCACCGCCGGCGCACTCGACCCCAGAGGATCGTTAAGAACCTGCCAAATGCGCCAGGGGTGAAGCTGCGTGATGTCCTCGTTCGTCGGAATGCGCTCGAGATTGACCTCGACCTGCGGCCCAGAAGCGATGCCCATATTGTTCACCAGCGCGCGGGCCGAAGCGTTGCATACGTTCTGGACGTCCTCGATAATCTCAGGGATCCCCTTGCCCCAGAGCGCCCCAGGGCTCTTAATAAACGACGTAAACGCGTACGGCTTCTCGCCCAGCGGGTCGTAGTTGAGGATCGCCTTGATAACGAAGTCCCCTATCATCCACACATTAGCGTCGTACTCTTTTTCCTGGTTCGGGACGTCTTCTTCAGATAGTCCCCACTCAACGAGCATACGGCCGCTGACGCGTCCCCAGAACTCGAGAGCATCGAACGTTTCCGTCGGCTTGAGCTCGGTACTATGCTTGCGCTCCAGAACATCTTTCTCAAGCTCAGCAGAATTTAAAATCCAGCTGGAACCGTTCCCAATGCGAAGGATCTCCCGAATAGCATCGTCGTCATACCCCGGCACCCCAATGAGATCCGACAAATCCATGCGGGACAACGGGTGATGCTCGAACAAGTAGCCGTCCTCGACCTTCGAAATCCCAGGCTCAGGATACACCCGAAACGGATCTACGCGCTCGTACTCCGGAGCCAGGACCTCTTCCATGATAGCCTTAGTATTCCCTTGTTCGTCTTTCCCCCAGGAAAGTTTGCGCCGTCGGCGCACGCACGGCCCCTTGAGGACTGCGGCCGGGAACGTAACAAGATCAGTGAGAAACTCGTTGAAGCCCTCAGCGAACCCACCCTCAGCGAACTGATCAGCAATCCGCTGCTTCATCTTATCAGCCCGAGTCTGAGCTTCCTGTAGCGTAGCGAACCGCAGTTCCTGCGCCACTATCTCCCGAAGCTGGTCCACCTCTTCCGGCGTAGGCGCCTGGCCGACACTTCCAACCATCTGCGCAACCTTCTCCCCCAGCACCGCTTCAATAATAGCTTTATTGTCATCCGGAAGGTCGGGCTCAGGAGTCGGCTGGATGTCCCAAGGCGGCGTGCCTGTATCCATGAGGATATCCCGCAGCCAGCTCTCAGCGGCGCGGCACTTAACCTCGGTGATCATCATGTAAATCGTGGAGCCGCCCTGAGAGTTGATCTTGGACAACTTATCCGGCTCGTAATCACCGTTCCGCTGCCGCAGAGCCTTGAGCATGGCCGTCTCGATCGGATCCTTCGCGCGCTTCGCCGCTTCCCATGCCGACTTCAGGTACGCACCCAGGCCCTGAATCAGAGGCTCCGCCTGGCGCTCGTTCAGCGCACGACGCGTCTCCTCCTCCTGCTTGACGAGGTCAGCATTACCAACGACACGAAGGAAGTTGAGACCGGCCATTATTTCTTCCGGTTGGAGTGGGTCTTGGCCCGTTTTTCGCGGGCTTTGGTGCCAGGGTTAAAGTTCTGGCTACCCGGGATCGGCCGACCTGGCCCTGTCGCGTCGGAACTGTAATTAGCATTGTACTCGTTCGGCGTCGCGTATAGACGCCGCTGGGCCGGTGTCTTCTTTAACCAACGAGCCGTAGGTATACTGGGGCGATGATGATTAGGTCTATGTGGCATAGAAAATCCCCTCAGAAAAATCTTCGGAATCTCGCTTATACACCCACATCTGAGTCATGTCCACCCCAGAGCAGCATGCGGCTTGATCTCCCGCCGTTGGTTCACGATGGTCCCGTCAGCGATGGAGGCAATATGCAGCATCAGGTACTGCAGTGCCTCGGCGACATGGCTGTGCTTGTTCTTCTCGATCGCCCCGGTCTTGGGGTGGAAACGATACCCGCCCATCATCGCCGACTTGAGCGCTGTGCAGCAGGGGTCCATGACGAACGCGCTGTCCCCATCGACATGCCGCATGAGATAGTCATCGACCGCCCCAAGCCGCGCCGACGGATTATTTGTCTTTGCCGGCATCACTTTCAGCCCCTCAGCCTTGATAATATCTACGGCGCTTCGCTCGTCGGTCTGGGCTCGCTGGATACCGGCCGGATCAACGATGACCATGATGGGCGCGGACGAAAACTTCTCGTAAATGAGCGGCTTGAGAACGGTCCGCACAAAGCGCTGGACCCCCATATCGAAGCTAACGGCATCCGCAAGTATGAGCGCGCGTCCTCGAGGGTCGCTTTGGCCAATCACCGCAGCGGGGGTAAGTCCAAGATCCATACCGACAACAATCGGCCGCACTCCATTAATGATAGGAGTAAGGCTACTATCAGCCATATGGTAATCAGGACGAAAGTACTTATACACCGGTTGACCCGCCGAACTAAGCCCATACTCGCCGTCAATATAGACCCGAATATACTCCTCGCTGCGACCGCGAATGTCATAATAATTCTCCGGTAAGTTCTCGACGTTCTCAGCCGCTACCCCACGACCACTTGGCTGCTTGAATACATCCCAGCCGTTATCATTGGGGCTGACGCCGTCATCCGCGTCAATTCCTTCCATCTGGTAGTACCACCAAGTGTCCATCGTCGGTGGGTTAGTGTCGCCCCACATCCCGAACCAGCTCGGCCCGACGTCCCGCTTGGACGGGTAGCGCCCGATGCGCTTAGACATGGCGTAAATAATATCCGGATGGATGTCGCGACACTCGTTAAACCAGGCGAAGGTCAGTTCAAGGGAGTTGAGATTGGCAACGTCATCCGCATCGTCGAGAGCCCGGAACATCACCTCACACTCGATGTCAGCCACCTTGAAGAAGTAAGTCTTCGCCGTGCGCATATAGCGGCCGCACGGCCCCG